CACTCAGCACAATGCGGCCCAGCACTTAGCACAATGCGGCCCAGCACTTAGCGGCCCAGCACTCAGCGGCCCAGCACTTAGCGGCCCATGCACTTAGCGGCCCAGCACAATGCGGCCCAGAAAATAAAAAAGCCCGATTCGCGCCGGTTTATGGGCTTTGAATCGGGCTTTTTGGGCCGGAATTGACCGGCGCGATATAGCGCGAAAATTAAGGGTTATTTTTTTAATTAGTCACAATCGACCCCCAGAAATGTAGCGGCCCATGCCATGGCCCTAGAATAGTCAAAACCCCCAGAATCGTAATTGTCTGCAACGTGCTGCAAGGCTTGGTTAATGTCATAATCCGTTAATTCATTCTCAATTAAATCATTTTCAAGATATTGCCTAAACATATTAACGGAAACCGATAATAAATCGTAAACCCCTAGTTTTTCGTTTATAGAATGTTTCAAGGCAAATAATTCATTTTTCGTTAAATTTTCAATTGTCATTTCTTAACCCCTAAAAATTTGAATCGTTTTTTCCACTAATTTTTTTCCCGTACCATGGGCCGGAAAACCAACAATAATGTCACGTTGACGGGCACATAATTGGCACGTCGCGCACGATACGTTATCGCGAATAGTGGCGGGGCAAATAACGACGCGACGGCCCATTGGGGTGAATGTGTTTTCCGTAGAATCGGCGGGTAAAACCGTCACCACTGGGCCTATTTTCAAATTAGCCAATTTATCAGCATGGTCTAAATTATTTGCACTTAAATTAACAGTGAAGCCCCAGTCATTAGCGCCCCGTATAAATTTTGCATTGTCACCAATAGCGGGTGAATAATGAGTGTATGTAAAACCCCGTAAACCGATATTCGCACGCACTATTTCACCTAATGCGGCCCCGTCGATTGTTTCACCGTTTCCCGGCAAATCCCCAGCTTGCGCGTGACGCCATAATTGACCGGCCGGAAAATTTGCAATTGTCTCAACATAACCGGTTAAATCAGTGCCCCGCGTGCCGTCATTTACTTTTCCCCAATGCAAGGCCAGCGGCCCCGATTTCGCATAACATCCCCCTTTTTTAAATGGACAAATATCGGGGCAAGTATTCGCGGAAATAGTGCTTACGGGTATCGGGCCGGTTTTGGCATTGGCTGATTTTAATGTGATATGGTAAAACGTCATTTTTAACCCCGATAAATAATAGTTGAAACGTAAGATATAGAATCGGATATATCACATTTTCCAATGTGAATCGGGGTTTTAAAATCGTCAAATTTTCCCCCATATAAATTTAAAATAAAATCATTAAATTGTTTTATTTCAAAATCATCTAATTGTTTTAAATCATTATTAAAAATAGCGGGTAAAAATTTATCGTCAACGGTAAATAATGTTTTCATTTTTCACCCCCCAACATGAATAATTGTAAAATGATTTTTAATAAATTCATGGGCACAAAAAGCCCCTAAAATTTTATTGTAAACGTCACGTTTAGAATGATAATAATCCGCGTTATTTTCACCGGCGCGAAAATTTGACCACTGATTTTGTTTTGCGAATCGTTCTATATCATTTTGCAAATTATTATCGGAATAATATGCTTTGAATCCGTTAATATCATAATGCGCGATAAACCCAGAACAATTATATAAATAATCGTATCCGGTTTTATTTAGTTTATTAATATCTTTGCACGCGGCCAAAATATTTTTCACTATTAACGATTGTTTTTTTGAATCTATTGGTTTAATCATAAATCCCCCGTTTTAACTTTGTTAATCGCTTCAGTGCGAGAATTGGCACGCAAATAAACTACGCACGGCCGGCCGTCGACCCATGCCCAAACGCCCCAAACATTGGAAGGCGTGCCCCAGTAAGCCCCGCCCTTGTCGTATCCGTCGCCCCCGCCTTGATAGCGTGCGTGCAAACGTTTTGCACCAACTAAATTTGCGGGGTTATCGCCATGCCGGCCCATTGGTGCACCGTATCGGCTTAAAACGTCAAAAAAGGGGTTAAATTGTTTTTTCATTATTTGCCCCTCATTTGCTTGTTTTGCGTGCACTGATTCGCACGCTATAAAACGGCAAACCCGTCGACGTATTTGCCGTTATCAATTGTCGGGACGGGTTAAATTTTGCGGCTATGCTGGCCCAATCAATTGTCTTTTTTCCATCTTGATAACTAATAGCGCACCGGTGTAACGTCCCGTCGATTGTGCCGGCGCCGGTTTCAATCAATAAATCTTTTAGTTGTTTTTCTTGTTGCATTAAATCGGATATTTCCGATTTGATAGCGGCCAATTCGTCGACGACATTTGACAAGTTTAATTTAGTGATAATTTGCATTTTCTATCCTTTAGGGTTTAGGGTTTAGGGTTTAGGGTTTAGGGTTTAGGGTTTAGGGTTTAGGGTTTAGGGTTTAGGGTTTAGGGTTTAGGGTTTAGGGTTTAGGGTTTATTTGACCAAAACGTCAAAATATTTCAAAGCAAAAAAGCATAGAACGGCCGATATAATCAGTGCCGCTGCAATATCTAAAAATTTATCCTTAATCATTCTCTATCCTTTAGGGTTTAGGGTTTAGGGTTTATGCTTCGCGCTATCGCGTCGCATGGTGTAATTCTATCCTATAACGGATAACATTAACGGATAGTTGACAAAAAAAACAATAGATTTTTTGTAAAATTATGTAAAGTGCAAAATTAATTTAGCGGCCCAGCACAATGCGGCCCATGCACTTAGCGGCCCAGCACTTAGCGGCCCAGCACTTAGCGGCCCAGCACTTAGCACAATGCGGCCCAGCACTTAGCACAATGCGGGTATGTAGAGAATCAAGAAACGTCAACAATGAATGCGCATCTAGATACGCGCGAATTGGCCAAAATTAAGAGAAAATAAAAACAAAAAAAAGAAAAAAAACGCTATAGAATGCACCGATTCTAGAATTCAAAATTTAGCGCATGGGTTACGCGCTAAAATCCCGATTTAACATAATGAACGTTATATAAAGCCGATTTGCCCTTAGAATCCATGCGCTTTTTGTGCCGGTTTAGGGTAAAAAGGGACTCTAGGCTCCCCCCCCACCCCAAAAAAGACCCGCCACCCTACCGCATTTTTCGACGCACACACCGAAAAATGACTTCCGCAATCGCCAAAAATTTTTTTAAATTTAAAATCAATTGGAGTGCGAAAATATTTTGCACCCAAGGATTTGATGGTAAGGGCTTGCCCTGCAACTGGTGCCCGTGATATAAACGGCGCATGAGAAAGCCACCCCGACCAGCAGTTCGTTATAGTGAGGCCGTTGCAAATCAAATCTTGGATTTGATGATGCAAGGCCATTCTGTTCACGAAATCGGCAAAATGCCTGGTATGCCGTCTGATTTTGTGATTCGCAAGTGGGCGATGGATAACCACAATGGGTTTGGGGATCGGTACTGGGACATTCGCAGGGCTATTTATGATGGTCTTTTGGAAGAGATTCTTGAGATTGCGGATGACAGTAGCGGGGATGCTTTTATTGACCAAGATGGCAAGCGGAAGTTGGACAATGAGTTTGTGCAGCGTTCGCGTCTGAGGGTTGACACACGCAAGTGGATTTTGTGCAAGGTGTTGCCGAAGATTTATAACAGTCCTGCCAATGGAACCGCCGAGACAGATACGGTGGTGACTGTTGAGGGCGGTTTGCCTGATGCCTAAGGTTATTCTGCCGACACTGCATTCTGGGCAGGTTGATATTTGGAATAACAAGAGCCGCTTTAATGTGGTTTGCTGTGGTCGTCGCTGGGGTAAGACCAAGATGATGGTGACGATTGCAGCGGATACGGCGTTGAAGGGGTTTCAGGCGGGGTTATTTACGCCGGAGTGGCGTCAGTTGGCAGAGCCGCAGACTGAGTTGCTGGATATATTGAAGCCGGTGACGAAATCGGCGAGTAAGACTGAAGGGGTTATTCGCTGCACGACAGGTGGTGTGAATGACTTTTGGGTTGTGAATGACAACCCTTTGGCTGGTCGGGGTCGGACGTATAAGGTGGGTTTCTTGGATGAAGCTGCTTTTACGAAGCCGGACATGATTGATATTTGGTCGAAATCGATTAAGCCGACATTGCTGACGACAAGGGGGTCGTTTTGGTTGTTTTCGACACCCAATGGCGTGGACCCAGACAACTTCTTTTACCGTGCTTGGCATGATGAGGAGTTGGGGTTTAAGCAGTTCTATGCGCCGACAAGTACGAATCCGTATGTGCCATTAGAGGAGCTGGAGAGTCTGAAGAAGACTGAGCATCCTTTGGTGTTTCAGCAGGAGTATGAGGCAAAGTTCATTTCTTGGGCTAATTCGACGTTCTTTCGGCTGGAGTATCTTTTAGAGAATGAGCAACCCGTGGAACCCACACTGAAATGTGATGGGGTTTATGCGGTGATGGATTGCTCGGTGAAGAGCGGCAGTGAGCATGATGCGACTGCGGTTGTGTACTATGCGTTTTCCAAGTATTACGGCCATAAGCTGGTGGTGTTGGATTGGGAGATGTACTCGATTGATGCGGCGTCACTTGAGCATTTGGCTCCCAAAGTGATTGAGAAATGCGAGATGCTGGCGAGTACTTATCAGGCTCGGAGTGGCTCGTTGGGGTTGTTTGTTGAGGATGCTGCGGGTGGGAGTGTTTTGATTCAACAGGCTCGTAGCAGGGGCTGGCCGGTGAAGGCTTTGTCTAGTCGCTTGATGAGTAAGGGCAAGGATGACCGTGCATTTATTGTCGGGGGGCCAGTGGCGTCTGGGCTGTGTAAGATCAGCAGGTATGCTTATGAGAAGGTAGTGAATTGGAAGGGCAGGAGTATGAATCACTTCCTGCATCAAGTAACTACCTTTAGAATTGGGGATAAAGAGGCTGCAAAGAGGGCAGATGACCTGTTGGACTGCTTTACTTATGGTGTGGCGGTTGGCCTGACTGATTATTCGATGATGATTTGATTGTCGAGCAAGGAATGATATGAGCAACATAACCATTAATGGCACGGGGTATCCGAGTCCTTTGATGAACATTCTGAATATGGATGTGCAGCCAGGGGCGCAGCTGTCCTATGAGGACGCAAAAACTTTGTGGATATACCACCCTCTGGCCGCAAAGGTTGTGGAAAAGCCTGTCAGGTTGGCGCTGTCTAAGCCAAGGCAAATCAGCATTGGGTCGCCTGTTGAGGATTTGCTGGTTAAGGCTTTTATCAAGGAATGGAACCAACTGGACTGCACGAACCACGTTCGGGATTTGTTCCAGATCAGTCGGGTTTATGGTGTTGGGGCGATTGTGGTGAATGCGCCCAACATGAGTACGACTGACCCAATTGACTTTTGGAAGTTGGGTGAGGTTGATGATTTGTATGTGAACGTGCTGGATGCGTTGAATCTGGCGGGTTCTGTGGTGACGAATCAGACGCCCAATGCGCCGGATTTCCAAAAGCCATTGCAATACATCACGGCGGCGGGTCAGCCTTATCACCCGAGCAAGAGCGTGACGGTTTTTCATGGAACGCCCATTTATTTGGATTTCCAGAGTTCGTCACTGAGCTTTTCTGGCCGCAGTATCTTCTTGAGGGCTTTGTATCCATTGAAGTCGTTTGTGCAGTCGATGCAGGTGGACGATTTGGTCAGTCTGAAGGCTGGGTTGTTGGTGGCGAAGATCCAGCAGCCTGGGTCCATCATCAATAACCTGATGGAAAAAGCCGCTGGTTATAAGCGTCAGTTGTTGCAAGAGGCTTCTACTGGGAATGTGTTGAGCATTCAGCCGGAGGAGAATATTGAGAGCATTGACCTCAATAATACCGATAAGGCGATGACGGTGGCGAGAGATAACATCATTGCCAATATTGCTGCGGCGAGTGATGTTCCGGCCAAGCTGTTGAAGGATGAGGCTTTCACCAAGGGTTTTGGTGAGGGGTCTGAGGATACGAAGCAGATCGTGCAATACATTGAGGGTTTGCGTCATGAGATGCGCCCTGCGTTTGAGTTCTTTGACCGCATTGTGATGCACAGGGCTTGGAACCGTAATTTTTTTGAAGCGCTAAAGAATGAATACCCTGAGATTTATTCGGATGTGAGTTATGAGAAGTTCTTCTTTGAGAGCAAGGATGCTTTTGAGGCCAAGTGGCCGTCATTGATGGAAGAGCCTCACAGTGAGGTAATCAAGGGCGAAGAAACGAAGTTGCACGGCATTACTGAGATCTTGCGAACATTGATGCCTGTGGTTGATCCTGAAAATCGCTCGAAGTTGATTGAGTGGGCTGAGAACAATATCAATAACATTCCGGAGCTGTTTGCAAGTGAGCTGCGGTTGAATATTGATAATTTGAGGGATTATGAGCCGCCAGTGGCTCCTCTGCCTGATGTGAAGCTGCCACCACCTTCGCGTGGAACCTAATGGCTAAACAGAAGTCTTTTTCTGAAACCTTGGCGATGGCTGTTGGAGCCATTGCCTTGTACGGCTTGCTGTCGAGTAAGCAGTTGAAGGATTGGGAAAAGGCTTTGGTTGTGGCCGCACTCTTTAGCTTTATGCAGCCCAAAGAGATGAACTTAATTTTGTATAGGCGTCTGGACGGCGTTTATAAGGATTTGGTGACGAATAAGGGTTTGCTGAAAAAGTATCCAAAGATGGATAAAGGTTCGTTTGATCGGGCCAAGGATGAGATATTGCGTCGATTGGCGTTAAGAAAATTTGTAGGAGCAGATTTAATTGAACGAAACTACAAAGAGTCAATTGACACCGTGGTTAGGCGTTTTGTTGGATGGGCCAGCAGCGTACCTGCTGGAGGAATCAAAGAGTTTGACCGAGCAGAAGAGAAAAAGAAAATCCAAAAAGCTATCTCAAATGTGGACGCAGAAGGCAAGTTTATTGTTCGTGATCAGATGCACAAGTTCCAGACTGAGATTGAGGAAATACTCAGTGTAGAGGGACGGGCGATTGCGGCAAGGTGGCACTCGCAGTGGAGGGTCCCAGGGTACAACTACAGAGAAAAGCACAAGCACATTGATGTGAGCGGTGAGTTTTTTGTGATTCGTGACAACTGGGCGATGAAAAATCGGCTGATGAAGTTGTCAGGCAGGAAGTATGTGGACAGCATAGTGCGGCCTGGGATGGAGCCGAACTGCAAATGCGTTTATGAATACATTTACTCATTATCAGATTTGCCCGAAGATATGTTGACAGCCAAAGGGCGGTCATCTATTGCGACAAAGCTAAAATAGGTCATACAATAAGATATGCCAACAGTAAGTCCCGCTCAAGAACGCTTAATGCAAGGCGTTGCACACAATCCCGCTTTCGCTAAGAAGGTTGGAATTCCGCAATCTGTTGGAAAAGAATTTGTTGGCGCTGATGAAGTGCCTGAAATTACCGATGATCCGCTTCATGCGTTGGCGCATCCAAAAGAGGATGCAGACCCATGCTGGAGTGGTTATAAGCAGGTTGGCATGAAGGAAAAGGACGGCAAGCCCGTTCCTAATTGTGTGCCTGAGGATGACTCTGAGGCGTGGCAGCGCAAAGAGGGTAAGAACAAGAATGGCGGCTTGAATGAAAAGGGCCGTGAGTCTTACAACAAAGAGCATCATGCTCATTTGAAAGCGCCACAGCCTGAAGGTGGTTCTAGGAAAGAATCGTTTTGCGCTCGGATGCAGGGTATGAAAGAAAAGCTCACATCTGAGGAAACCAAGAATGATCCCGACTCAAGGATTAATAAGTCTTTGAGAAAATGGAAATGCGACGACGAGGGTGCAGAAATGCCTTATAAAGCGCCGATTGACCCTCAAGGCGGGCCGTTTACTCGGGCTGCTGGGATTATGTTTGTGACCGTGGACGGAGAGATTTTGTTGATTCGTCGCGGTAACGGCGGCGATTACCCTGGCACTTGGGCCGTCCCTGGGGGCCACCTCTGTGAGGGCGAATCTGATGAGCAAGCTGCAAGACGCGAATGCAAAGAAGAAACGGGCATCGACTTCCAAGGCCCACTGGAACGATTGCATGATGACGGGCAATTTGTCACGTTTCTTGCAAGAGGTGTGGAGAAGTTCCCCGTGCATCTCAACTACGAGTCCACCGGATACGATTGGTGCAGACCAGATGACGCCCCCGCGCCCCTTCACCCAGGCCAAGCAGTTGCATTTCGAGTGGCCGGAGCTGGAACAGAATTAGACATTGCCCAGCTGATGATGGAAGACATTCTTCCTAGTCCACAGCCTTACGGCAATATGCATTTATTGAACATCCGAATTACGGGTACTGGTCTGGCTTATCGCAGCAAGATTGGTGAACACGTTTGGCGTGATGCGAGTTTGTATTTGAATCAAGAATTTGTGGACCGTTGCAATGGTCTGATGGTGATCATGGATCACCCCGATGGCGCTGTTCTTGATACGAAAGAATTTAAAGATCGAGCGATTGGCTCCATTATGTTGCCCTACATTAAGGGCGATGAAGTGTGGGGTATTGCAAAGATTTATGACGACAAAGCAATGGCCGAAATTTGCGAAGGCGATATTTCGACCAGCCCTGCGGTAGTATTTGACGAATTCAGTGGAAATACTACACTACGCACTGAGGCAGGGGAGCCATTGCTTATAGAAGGTACTCCATTCCTTTTGGACCACATTGCGATTGTCACAAAATCGCATGGCTCAAAGGGCGTGTGGGACAAAGGTGGCGAACCAGCCGGAGTTTTATTAACCAACCCTGAGGTGTCTGATATGACAGAGAAACTTGAGCCGAAGGCAGATGCCGCAGGCGATGCATTTAGCGCCATCCTTAGCGAACTGAAAAAACTTTCAGTGCGTATGGATGCTATGGAAAATATGCCAGCTCCCCCGCTGGTGTCTGCCGCTGATAAAAAGCGTAAAGACGACGACGAATCCATGATGGACGATGACTCCAAAATGGATGATGACGAAGAAGCCGAAGAGCATAAATATGTTGCTCGTAAAGGTGACGACGACATGAAGAAAAAAGACGACGACATGATGAAGAAAAAGAAGCGTAAAGACGCTGAAGGTTCTAATCCTGTTGTGCATGGTCCCGCTGGCGAAATGAAGCCTGATGATGACGATGCCAAAAAAGATGATGATGACGAAGAAGAAGAAGCAATGAAAGCTGACGAAGAAGAAGCCGCTATGGCTGATGCTCAAGCTCATTGCGACAGCGTCATGGCTGCTTTCGGTAAAGCTGCTAGCCGTCCTTTGAAGGGCGAAAACCTAATGGCTTATCGCAAGCGTTTGTTGCGCGGCGTTCAAGGCTATTCGGACAGCTGGAAGAATGTTGACCTGAAGGCCATTAAAGACAACGCTATGTTGGCTATTGCTGAAAAGCAAATCTACGCTGAAGCCTTGGCTGCTAGCAAAGCGCCTGGTGTTTACGCCGATGGTCAACTGGTCGAAATGACTGAGCGTGATCGCGCTGGTCGTACCATCACCAAGTTCAAAGGTTCTATCTCTGCATGGTTGGATGACTTCAAGTTGCCAGCAATGCGTGTGACCGCCTTTAACCTGCCCAACAACAACCAACGCTAAGAGGTAAACCATGAGCGGTTCTATTGCTTTCAATCCGATGTTGACGACCAACGCTGCTGGTCTGTTCAACACCAACTCGGCTGGCTACACCCAAGGTGATGCCCTCGACGATCCCGCAGTCAAGTTCTTCTTGTCTGGTGGTATTGTTTCTTCTTCGGCTTCTACTCCTTTGTGGGGAGGTCTGCCAATTTCTGAAGACATTCCTGCTGCTGCAAGCCAGCCCGGCACCAACACTTTGGGTTCCACCATTGCGTTGGCTACCAACTTGGCTAACAGCACTGGTATCACCGTGTTCAACCAAGCCTACGGCGGCGTTATCACTCCTACCAGCACCTGCCCTCAGTTTGCTGCTGGTTCTAGCGTTAACTTCTACCGTTTCGGCTCCGGCGCTCGTATTCCTTTGCGTATTAACCCCGCATTGGTTTCGTTGGACGGTGGCCTGATCACTCAGCAAGTTACTTGGGACTTCACTGCCCAGTGGCTCACCACCTACGACAGCACCAACGCATTCCCTGTGCGTATCCTGTCTATCAGCACCAGCGGTAACAAGACTGCCAGCTACAACAGTGGCACTGGCGCTTTGAACTGGATTTACACTGAAGCTCTGGCTGTGTGCCTGATCTAATTAACTAAGGAAGGAACACAATCATGTCCGGATTTGCACCGTCATTTATTACCGCCAACCCCCACTACATGATGCCTGAACTCATCATGCAGTACAGCTTGGCTTCTGGCGCTTTCACCACTTTGGCTGGTGAAAACCCAATGCCTCGTTTGGGCGAAAGCGATTTGTACGTTTACGCTAAAAAGATTCAGCTGACTACCCAAGTTCAAGCTAATCAATCGCAAGTGAACAATCTGCCTAGCGCATCGGTCATCCCCTCGATGATCAGCACTGCTACTTACCGTATGCAGACTCGCGCTCAGTACGATGGTTTCGACGAAGCTGCTACCTCGCACTGGGGTTACAGCTTGCCCGAAGCTATGCGTCTGGCTGCTCGCCAAGGTATTGCTCAACAAATGCGTAATGCTTTGTTGTATGGCTTTAACCCTGCCAACGGCGAAGGCTTGATCAACACTGCTGGCGCTACTGCCGTTTCTTTGGGCGCTGACTCCAATGGCAACACTGGTTACAGCACTTGGGATTCGGGCCAACTGGCTCAGTACCTGTTGAACTTGATCGGCGCTTTGAAGGTTCGTACCCTGCAAATCGGTCAGCCTTTGCGCTTGGTGTTCTTGGCTCCCCAACGCTTCATCAGCCAAATCTCCTACTCTGGCGTAGTTTCTTTGACTCAGTTCCAACGTGTTGGTGCTGGTGTTGAAACCGCTGCTGGCTTGGTGGAAACCGTGGCTAAATGGGCGGGCGGTGATGACGTTAGCTTCGCTGCTGACGACACCTTGATCGGCCAAGGCTCTGGTGGCGCTGACGCTATTTTGTTGATCGCTCCTGAGTTGAAGGTTCCTAAGGCCAACGCCAAGATCAACACCAACGTGTTTGCTCAATTGACGCCTAACCAAACTGCTACCTCTTTGATGTTGACGGACGTTTCGGCTCCTACCGAAATTCCTACTCCCATCCCTGATGGCGGCATTACCACTCTGTACACCATGCGTTCGACTTCTGGCTGGGGTATCCGTCCTGAAGCACTGACCGTGTTGTCTGCTGCATATTGATTTTTAATCAATAGCTAAGAAGCCCACTTCGGTGGGCTTTTTTTACGTCATAATATATTTACTCCAAGTGATGCTGGAGTGCGCTTTTATGAGGGTCAGGGGCCAATCCCAAAAGGATTGGCGCATCACCCCTGACCTTCACCCAATAGGGAAAAATCATGCCAAAACTTTACATTGCCAATTGCTCTAAGCAAGAGTTCCATTTCACTTATATGCTGCCCGAGAATATGCGTCCTTTTTCGCATCACATTCGCGCTGGTAGCCAAATTGAGCTGAACCATAATCAAGACGAAACTGATCGAATCATTCAGCAGCATTCTTTGTATGGAATGATGGAAGTTGGTAAGGTCAAAAAAGGTTTTGGCGGTTTGGTTTATCGCATGGATAAGCCGATTAGTGTTGAAGCAATTCAAAGTGGTTTCACGCAAAACGAGCAAGAGCAAATTGAACGTGCGTTGCAAGCTCGGACTGTGACGGCGGTTGTGGCTGACAAGATGATGTCGGATCGGGCGCAAGAGCTGGGTCTGCGTCAAAAGGCGGCGTTGGAAGTTGAAGTGGTGGAAGAGTCCAAGGGACCAACGGACACCAACGAAGGCAAGTTCAACGAAACAATTACTGTGGTCAAAGATGGTGGCGCTGAACCGGCTCGACGTGGTCGTCCTCGTAAGGCATAATGCTGGCAGCTATCCATCGTAGCTCCTAGATTGAACGCCTCCATCGTTTGATCCTTAAGCCCCACTTGTTGGGGCTTTCTTTTTTATTGGTTGTGCTTACAATAGCCAATATGCCTGATACCACACCTACACTCACAGGTTTCCAGACGTTCGCGCAAAATGTTGCGGGAATAAATACGACTGTGATGCCCACGAATGACCCAGGCTGGGCAGCCGCATTTGCATTCGCTTTGGAGTGGATTCCGACTTGGGCCAGCAACGCCAGCGCTGTTTTATACACAGCCGCTGTGTACAACTGGGGTGTGTCTGAGTTGATCCAGTATCAACAAGATCAGTCGGGCCAAGTATTTTTCCAAGCGGCCAGAAAGCAATTTGGCGTCAATAACTTTGAGGCCGGCGTGGTGGATGAAGCGTCCGACACTGGAACTTCTGAGCATTTGGCTGTTGGCCGTGGTTTGAAGAACATGGATCTGATCAGCTTGCAGCGGATCAAAGACCCATTTGGCCGTCAAGCTGTTGCGATACTGCAATCCTTGGGCACTTTGTGGGGATTGACATAGTGACAACGCTTAACATTGGTGTTGTTTCGGCTTTCTATGAAGACGGCAAATCTGTCGTCGAAGTGGCTCAAGAGCTTCAAGACAACTACAACTTGTTTGGCGCTTTTCAACACGACAATGCGGCCAAGATCAGTGCTGCATTGGGTGCTGCTTATGCTCTGGCTTTGTTCACAGAGGATGAGCCTGACTTTGGGCCGTCCAATGTGGCGATTGCCGTCAACTTTCAAGATTGGATGTTTGCCGATGGTCCTGCCAATAGCTCGGCGATTGATCGAACCAAGTATCCCGTTCCAACACGGATTTCTATTCGTGAGAACCGTGATTCTTTCTTGGACACATTTACTCTGGCGAATAGCCTGAGTGCATCGGTGGATTACGCATAATGGCGACGATTGCTGAATCTATTGCCGCCACGGGTCCACAGCAGTTGTCTGCTGGGTTGCAACTCGGCACAAATACCATCAGTGGCAACGCTACTCTGACTTTTCAACTGTATAAAAAAGTTGTCCTGCCAATTGATGGTTATGTGTTTTGGGTGAATGCCACTTCATTGGCTAATACCAATGCGATCTATAACAATGTGGCCTACAACACGGTCACTTTGGACAATAAGCAAAAGCCATCTGGTAACCCTGCCCAAACGGCTGCACTCAACTTTACGGTTTTTGGAAGTTTGCACTATTTCCAAGAAATTCACCAAGAAGAGCAAACGACCTACACTCGGCAAAATTTCTTGTTTACAGCTGAAGAAGCTGTGAATAACTTTGCTTTGGTGGCTCCAAATGAGATGTATATCTCTGTAGCTCCGAATGGATCACTTTTGTCTTTCAATGGTCAGATTGGCCGGTATGACCGCTCTGGCTTGTGGCACTATCATGGCCGTGCGTTGTATTCGACTGAATACACGCAGATTATTCAAGACTCAAATACGCTGTCGTCTGCACAAATTGTCAGCAACAGTATGCCGTTTTGGATGTCGCTGTCTACGCCGGAGCTGCCGATTTATCCGAGCTATTTAAGTCCTTTGAATTTGACTCCTCCTTATGTGACGGCGCATATTGAAAGCACAAATGCTTGGAGCCAGACACCTGCTTATGATCAGTATTTGAACCAAACGCAGCTGGTGGCCGATGAGGTCAAGTTCACGATGTGGGGTTTGAATAATGATGCTGTGATGAATTTTCAGTATCAGGTACTGCAAACTTCATTGAATGGTGGGTATGGAATTAGCAGTATGCCCGTCATTTACGACAAGAAGGTTCCTCAGAGTGAGTTCCAAATTTTGGCTCAAGCAAAAGGCTGGGATTTAAAGGTGAACTACACTCAAGGAAGCTCTCGACAAATAGCGCAAAAGTTGATTACTTCAGCATTTGCTTCTTTCACGCCAGCATGACAAAATGCACCCTGTCTAGACCTTAACCCTTTTCTCTGGAGAAAATTATGACCCAAGGCCCACTTGCAGCAACAGTAGCCGTTTATAACAACGGCACAGCTTCTGTTCAAAAACCCGCACAACTCGACGTTGCAAGCAATCTGATCGTTGGTAAAGGTCTGAAGACCGCCAAGAATTTGAGCGCCAGCACTGTGGTTAAAGCTACCGCTGGCCGTGTGGCTCGTGTGAGCGTGATTGTTGCTGGCAGCGCCGCTGGCACTATCAATGACGTTGCCACTACTGGCGGCGCAGCTACTGCCAACGAAATCGCTTCGATCCCCAACACTGTTGGCGTTTACGACATTGATATGCCTTGCACTACTGGTATTGTTTTTGTACCCGGCACTGGCATGACAGCTGTCGTGTCTTACTCGTAATTCCTAAAAGGAGGCCGTTGTGGCTAATAACATCGTAACGGTAAACGTATCGCAGCAGGTTGCTAGCACTCCTAGCAAACTGCAACAAACTGGCGCTCTGATTTCTCAAGGTGCTACAACCCTGTCCGTTGATGGCACTCAATTTCTGACGCAAGCCAGCGATTTAGCCACCATTATCAAAACTCCAATCGCCATTACTGGCTTGACTTGGAGCGCTGGTACTGTGACCGTCACAACGGCTTCCGCTCACACTATCCCTGCTGGCGACACTGTTTTTGGCGTTATTGCTGGTGCATCACCCACCAACTATGACGGCACTTTCGCTTGCACTTATGTAAGCCCAACTTCGTTTACATATCCTCTGGCATCGAACCCCGGCACTGAAACTGCTCTTGGTACGTTCCAGTTGCGTGCTTGCGTTGAGTTGCAAGCGATGGTGAACACATTCTTTGCTCAAGGTGCAAACCAAGGCGTGTATGTGCTTGAACTGGGTACTGGCACTGCTGCTCAAGGTGTTACTACTTTGACCAGCTACTTGACCAACCCCACTATCAATTTTTACGCATACTTGTTGCCTTTTGAGTGGGATATTGAACCTACTGCTGTCACCTTGGCAAAACAGTACACCAGCACCACGGCTGCAACGTATTTCTATGTGACCACAACCACATCGACTTACTCTAACTGGACTGCCACCAAGTCGGTGTTTGCCATGTTGCAATCGCCCTCGGCTCCAAGCACTGAATTCAGCGCTGCTGCTGTGTTCCAAGTGGTGCTGTCAACAGCCCCAGGTGCGGTGAACCAAGTTGCTCCCTTGTCTTTCCGTTATATCTACGGCGTGACTCCTTACACCACATTGACCGGCACTCAGCAAACCACTTTGGCTGGCGTTGGCGTGAACTGGGTGAATACTGGTTCGCAAGGTGGCATCAGCAATACGCTGATTCAAACCGGTGAATTCATGGATACCAATCCTTGGAACTACTGGTACGCTGTGGATTGGCTGGTGATTAACGGTTCTTTGGCATTGTCTGCTGCTGTGATCAATGGCTCCAACAATCCTACCAACCCGCTGTATTACAACCAATCTGGTATCAATACCTTGCAAAAGGTTTTGCAATCCACTGTCAACAACGGTATCAGCTTCGGCATGATCTTATCGCCAGCCACTGTAACCGCTATCCCGTTCACCACTTATGTGGCTCAGAACCCAAGCGATTACTCAATTGGCCGCTATGCAGGTCTGGCTTGCACCTTTGTTCCAGCTCGCGGGTTTACTTCTATCGTGGTTTATTTGACCGCAAGCAACATCCCCGTTTAAGGAATAGATCATGTCAAATCCACAAATCCTTCAAGGTACTCTTAATCGGCTGCAAGGCTCGGTAGTTTTTGCGAACTACCCAGCCCTGACTGTCACCGCTCCTTTTTTGGGCAAAGAAGCTATCAGCATCGCTTTTGAAGGCGATGTTGCCCAGCTGATTGGCACTCTGACCGGCGGCGTGACTTCACCCGAACCCTACCAATACGCTACCGCCACAATTCATTTGGTTCGTTCGCAAGCATTGGCTAATGCTTACAAGCAACAAATCGAAAGAAATGCTCTGGTTGGCTCCATCAACGTGATCAGCGATTCAAGCACTCTGGCTCCATTCCAGCTTGAAAACTGCGTGTTGATGAGCTTGCAAGACTTGAGCTTTGACGGCACTCAGACCAACTTTCAAGTGCGTGTCCGTGGTATTTACAACATCAACTCGACGATGTGGGCCGCAACCTAAATCTAAATAGATTTAGAATAAAAGCCTCAACCGTATTGGTTGGGGCTTTTTTATTTGAGGAATTACCATGAAAATTAGTAAAAAACTGGACTTAGTTGTCACAGTTGACGCACCCGATGGTGGTCAGTTCCACATTTACAGCACTCCTATTTCACGCATAGTGTTTGAGCAGTTCTATGATGAACTGGGTGCAGTATTTACAAAATTGTTTGGTGAAGCTGGAAGTGCCCATGTGGCGCTATCCGCTCCTCAATTGGCCTATGCGGCCTTAAAAAAGATTTCGACTGATAAGGGCACTTGGGATCAAGTCAAGAATGGCTTGATCAATGAAATTGGTCGCCTGACTACAGTTCTTCATGCTGGTGATAAAGGCTGGCAACAGACCACCTATGATCAAGCTATTAAAACAAAACTTCTTGATGAGGACACGGAATCGGAGGTGATGTCAGCTCTGATTTTTTTTACATCGATTGTTTGGGTGGCTCCAAAAGGGCTGGCCCAAGGGTTCTTGGAGATGGCTTCAGCCTTGCGTCAATGGGAACTTACTTCCTCGGGCATTACGGAATATCTCAGTTCTTTGCCGACATCGACAGAAACCGAGACTTCGGTGATGGCAACATCGTCGCGTGTTGTCTCTCGTACCTAAGTGAAGGGGGTTTTCGTGAGTTTGTTGAGGAAAACGGTGGAAAATGGATTGATGCCACCGAGTTTAGACAACGGCACATCCTAAGTGCATTGAAAACTCGCAGTTTTCTCTGACCAACGCTAGAATGCATCATGGCTGGAGAAACTAACCCTATCATCAAAATAGACGTCGATGACTCGGCGTTTAAGGCGTTCCAGAAGACTTTTGAAGAGTTCAAACAAACGCTTCAAAATCTTCCTACAGCTTTTGCTCGGATAAAAACCGAACAATCAAAAGCCACGACTGAGGCGAAAAAGTCGGCCAAGGAATTGGCTGATGCCGAAAAGGCAAGAGCCAAAGCCGCTAAAGAGGCTCAAAAAGCAGAAGTTGAAGCTGCAAAAGCCAAAGCAAAAGCAGAAAAAGAAGCATCTGCTGAAGCAATCAAAGCTGCCAAAGAGGCAGAACGTGCAGCCAAGGCAGCTGAACGGGCACAAGTTCAAGCCATTCGTAATGTTGAGGCTGCTCAAAGACGAGCTTTATCTACAGCGATTAGCACATTTCGGCAGCAGCAATCGCTGAATGCGGCGCTGGAAAAGCAGCAAATATTTGAAGGCCAAGTGTCTGGAGCCAAGTTCGGGCCGTCCAGACAGTTGCTGGAGAAATATCGGGCGAATCAAGTCCCAGGCCAACTATTCGGTCCAACACGCCGGATGTTTGAACGTGCCCAGCCGGAGCAAACTCCTGGCAATCAATTCGGGCCTCCTCGTCGTCTGTTTGAGAAATACGAGCAGATGAAAAAGGATGAGCAAGAAAGAAACCGCAGCGACTACTATCTTGAAGCCGATGCTCACATAGCTGCCTACAAAAAGGTGATGGCGGCTAGGGATAAGGATGATCAGAAACGTCGATCATCTGAAACCGTTTTCTCCACAGATCAAGAAAAGCGTTGGCAAAAATTCACCAGTTCAATGGGTGTTGGCTACTTGGGCCAAGGTCTAACTGTTGGTGCTGCTGTTGGCAGTTTTGCTGCGGCGATTGATGCCTTACGAAGGCTCATGGAACTCACCAAGAATGTGGCCGAAGAACGTCGAGCCGCATCTCAAATTGGTGTTAATCAAGGCACAGTAACGGCAGCTCAAACGGCACTGGCTCGTTTGTATTCTGATCCCAAAGCGCTCTTATCAAGAGTCGCTCAGATGGGAGCCACCGAGACAGATACGACTCTTGAGCAGATTGGCATTCAGAACAAGGCCAAGAAATCACCTGCTCAATTGCTGCAAGAAGCGCATGAAGCGGCTCGTAAGGCATGGGAAAAGAGCGGCCATTCAATGGCTACCATGCAAGCGCTTGGCTTTACAAATATTTTCACACCCGGCGAAATCATCGAAATGGGTGTCTTGTCGCAGGGTGAACAACAGCAAGCATTTAAAGACTTTGAAGAGCAATCCAAAAAGCTCCAAGTTGCTGCACCTGCTGGAAAACGTGCTGCCGACATTACTCAAAATATCGAAAGCTTAAAGAACAAAATTCGGTCAAAAGTAATTAATACTTTATTTGGTCCTGGCGGTGCGACAGAATTCTTGGGTGATTTGCACCAAAATGCCCTTATTCCAACTGACAAAGAGACAACTGGCCGCGCCAAAAAAGTCATGTCAATTTTGGAAAAAGGTGGCTTGTCGCACAAAGAAGCCCTTTTATTCACTGCCAATTTGATGGGCGAAAGCTCAACATTGAATGCGGCAGCTGTTGGTGACAATGGTCAGGCTTTTGGTATTGCCCAATGGCACAAAGACCGTCAAAAAGAATTTGAAAAGTTTGCCGGTCATAGCATCAAGGGCAGTACTCTTGAAGAACAAGCTCAATTTATTTTGTATGAACTGCAACATAAAGAGCGAGCTTCGTTTGATAAGCTAAAGAGCGCACAAAGTGATGCAGAAAAACTTCGTGCAATTATTGGGTATGAACGTCCAGCAGACCCAGAAAAAGAATTGAATCGCCGTTGGTCAATTGCTCAAAGGCTAAACCGAGTTGTCGTTGACAATGGTTCCGATAACGCAGTGACCGTGCAGGTTCGTAAACAACCTGGGGGGAATTCCACTGAGAATGTCGCCCCTCTTGGAGCGCAATAATGGCTAATTCTGGTCAAGCAAGTTTTCAGGCACTTTATGAGCTAACCCCGATTTGGCTTATTAATGGTGTTGCTGGAGCCGAAGGTGCGCCAATCACCACCTATACCGAAAATGGCTCCAATCCGCAAAACCCAGACGAATATTTTGCTCACTTCAGGCCAATGGCTGGTGGCACTTTAGAGGTCTGGGAAACGGCCAATTACCCGTTGGCTGCTTTAACGGTGGCTGCAAATGCTGTAGTCCAACAACCTTTGAATATCAGTCTTTTGATGGTTTGCCCTGCTCAGACAACGAGCAACAATTACACGGCAAAGCAAACAAAGATGTCTGCATTGAAAAGCACCTTGGACAACCATATCCTGCAAGGTGGCTGGTTTGATGTTTATACGCCAGCATTCATCTATAAAGGTGCGTTGTTGACGGCTTTAAAAGACGTATCGACCAGTGACAACAAACAGGTGCAGTTTGCTTACCAATGGGACTTTGCTTTGCCGTTGATCTATGAAGAACAGGCAAACACGATCCAATCAAATTTGATGAGTAAAGCGACTCAAGGTTTGCCTATTGTTGGAAATCCTAGCTGGAGCGGAAACAAATGACAACATTCGTTAATTTTGTTCAGCCAGCAAATTCCCCATTCCAAACATCTGCTGTTTTGGATAATGGAATTACTTATACATTGACTGTTCCTTGGAACATTTATGGACAAAGATACTTTTTGACTTGCACAGATCAGCAAGGAAAAGTCATGTTTAATGTTCCAATGGTTGGTTCTCCTGACAATTTCAACATCAATTTGTCTGCTGGATACTTTAAAACTCCAATTGTTTTCCGTGTCAGCTCTCAAAAATTGGAAATTGGTTAATGCGTTTTTACAACCTTACAATCAGCGATGCTACAACTGGGTCTGTTATTCAGACTTGGAGTAGCACATTGGATGGAACGCCTACTGGGCGTAACAATGGAGCCGCTTTACGCATTGAATTTGACATTCCATTGGCTGGCTATTCGGTTCCAATGGATGGCTCATTCATTCGTGTGTGGGGAATTGATTTTGCGACAATTGGACAAGCTAACAATTTCAGCGATCAGTTTGTAAGTTTGTCGTTGGGAATGACCAATGGATTGCCTTTGGCAAATGCCAATCAGGTCAATCAAGTTTTTAGCGGAAAGATTTTCCAAGCATTTGGTAATTTTCAAGGAACCAATTTGTCTTTGGATTTGATCATCATTCCAGCCACTGGATCTCCGCAGTATCCCGTTAATTTGGCATTCAATGCCGCAAAGAATCAATCATTAGGCAATGCCGCCGCCATATCAATTCGTAATGCTTACAGCAACTACTTTAAGGTTGTTGATAATTCATCTCAGGACATCATCTGGACTGAGGGTACTTGGGGTACGTTTTCAGACCTTCATGCAATGGCTCAGAAGCTCAATGCCATGTCCAAGGTCGTAAATACTGATCCCAACTATGCCGGTATTGATATTTACGTCAATCAAAAAACAATCACGATTGATGATGGAACGTCTCCTGCGCCGGAACCAACTCAAATCAATTTCAACGACATGATGTCTCAACCGACTTGGTTGAACATTATTACGATTCAGCTTGAGTTGGTTGCTCGAGGCGATTTGTCCAACTTGCAATACGTTAAGTTGCCGCCATTCGTTGGGCAAAATAACAACCAATCTCAGTCCCGCTGGCGTGACAATTCCACTTTTACTGGTATTGGCAAGATCATTAGAACTCGCCACATTGGTGACTTGCGTCAACCAACTGGGACTGCTTGGAGAACCGTGATTGATGTTTTGATGCAGCAAGGACCGACACAATGAGTGGAAACATTGTAAAAACGCCTTTGGCATTGACGCTCAATAAATTTGCCCAGCGGAAAATTGATGACGCTGTTCAAAATTTGGGTCAGGCTTATCCTTGCACGGTGACGGCTGTTGACGGCTCCATCGTCACAGTGAAGTTTGCGGTTGCTCAAACCAGCGTATTTACCACCGATCAGGTGACAATGCCGATTGCGGAGCCTTTTTATATTCGCATTCCTGTGCAGGTTGGTGATACTGGACTTGCTGTTTCTGCTTCAGCACGTTTGGGTGGTATTACTGGTTTGGGCTTGGGTGCTGCACCTAATTGCTCTCCCACCAATCTTGGTGCTTTGGTATTTATGCCAATCAGCAATAAGAACTGGGCAACTTTGGACCCAGACGCTGTTGTTATTAATGCGCCCAATGGTTCCATCATCAGAACAATTGATGGCACTGCTGAAATTCATGTGCAGAAGAACAGTATCACATTGACCCAAGGCAGCTCTTCAATTACGCTATCGGGTGGAAATGTGTCTATCACAGGTACTTTAATTATTAACGGCCAAGCCTACCTTGCTCACAAACATGGTGGCGTTAAGGCGGGTTCAGATGTCAGTGGAGGGGTGGCGTAATGCGTACATACGGTACATTGGCAGATGGAACTTGGGTTGAGGTCAGTACCGACTCATCTGGCAATAATTCTTACGTTTGGCTGACTACGCTCATCCAGACGCTTTTGCTTATCACGGGCGAAAATCCTTTGTATGCCAGTTATGGCATTCCAGCAGTTGATTCTGTGATTACTCAAACTGCGCCTGACGCTGCTGTTGTGCGGATTCAGACGCAGTTTGCACAGTATTTTCAGTCGCTTGTAGTCACTCCAATTAGAACGACTGTCACGCCGACCTATCAAATTAACGCCGTGTTTCTGAATGGAACCGCTTATCAAGCGACAATTGCAACATGACCAATCCAATCCTTAATGCACCTTACGTCACAACGCCTCCGGCCACGTTGGCCGCAGAGGCATTGGCTATTGCCGAGACATTGGCTCCGGGCCTGACGAGTCTTCCCGCCAACCTGATTGGCGACATGAACTCCACCTCTACTGGCGCTTTGGTCATTCAAAACCAAGCGCTTGTGGACTTGGTGAATTCGGTGTCGCCATACACGGCCAATGCGACGATTCTGTACCAATTGGGCAATGTTTATGGGGTGCAGCAAGGTATTGGCTCCAATACGTCTGTGTACGTTGTGTTTACGGGGACGCCGGGCTACGTCATCAACCCTGGCTTCATCGTTTCTGACGGCACTTATCAGTATCAATTGCAAGATTCGACGGTGATTGGCAATTCTGGCGCTAGTGCTGCTGCTTATTGCTTGGCCTTGGTTTCTGGCACTTGGGCGGTTCCTGCCAACTCGGTCACGCAAATCGTGACGGTGGTTCCTTTTGGCGTGTCATTGAGCGTGAATAACACCACGGCTGGAACGCCAGGGGCTTCGGCCCAATCCTTGGCCGACTATCAAGCCCAAGTGATTCAAGCCGGTCAAGCCGTTTCTACTGGCATCGGCACTCTGGTTCGGACTACTTTGCAAAATGTCTCCGGCGTCCAAGCCCGTTTGATTTCTTTCAGGCAGGTTTCTGGCGGCTGGCAGGTCTTGGTTGGCGGTGGTGACCCCTATGCAGTGGCAAATGCCATATATCAATCAATGTTCAACATTCTTGATTTGCAAGGTGCGGCCAGCATTGGCTCCACAGAAACTATCACGATCAATGACTATCCTGATGCTTACACCATCAAGTATGTGATTCCTACGGCTCAAAGCGTCACCATGACGGTGAACTGGACAACCATCGCTGGCTCCAACTTTGTGGCAAATTCTGTGGTCACAGCTGCGGTTCAACCCGCTATTGCGGCTTATGTGAACAGCATTTATGTCGGCAAAACCATGAGCTTGCTGGAGCTGCAACAGACTTTTATTGCAGCGACTGCCAGCATCTTGGATCCAACGACTTTGGCTACTTTGACCTTTACCGTGCAGATTAACGGCATGGGTGTCTCGCCTTCTGGCGTTCTGTTCGCTGGCGATCCTGAGGGCTTCTTTTATGCAGTCGCTAGTGGCATCACAGTGAGCAATTCATGACACTGACCGTCAATTCGCTGCCAAGCTATCCATTCGTCCAGTACAACTCGGATCCGAATATCAACGCCTTTTTTGGCGCTTATAACCAATTGAGCCAGCAGAATCTGGATGCCATTAATAGCGTCCAGCTGCCGATTTTTTTGAATCAAAACGGCGATCTTTTGGATTGGTGTGCTGCTGGTATCTACGGCATTTTTCGTCAGCCCTTGTCGAGCGGCACGGAACGTCCTGTTGGTCCCTACAACACCTATGAGATGAATGTTCAACGGCTTGAGCAATACAAGCTGGTTGAAAATGCCAAGACATTCAATCCGACTGACATCATTTTTCAGCGCATTGTGCAGTGGAACACGTTCAAGGGTGACGGCTACCAGTTCACAATTCGTTGGCTAAAACGCCGTGTTGAGCGGTTTTTGAGTGGTCAAATCTTTCCTGATCAGACTTATCAGATCAGCATTCAATTTCCCAGCCAATACGTCTGCAACATTGTTTTGAGTGCGGCGGTTCGGACTGTGATTGATTCGGCTGACTATAACGTACCCAATTACAACCAATTGGGGGCATCGTTCAACTACGTTAAAACCGAGTCATCTAACCCTACGCCAATGGCTTATGCTGCTGACCTTCAAGCGGCTGTGCAGAGTGGAATTTTGCTGCTGCCCTTCCAGTACACATTCAACGTGGTTATTTTATGACATCTCAATATCTATTCGCCAACAATGCCAGCACCACGTTGGCTGCACCGATTACGTCATCGGCGGTGCAGTTCTCGGTGTACCCAGGCCAAGGCCAGCTATTCCCAAGCCCTCAAAACGGCCAAGTATTTACGGTCACAATTACATCCGCTTCTACACCGAACTTGATGGAGATCATGTATTGCACCGCCAGATACGGCGATCAATTCACGGTCATTCGGGGTCAAGAGGGAACCACGGCTCAATCTTGGAGCGGCGGCGATTACGTCAACAACTTTATTACTGCTGGCACGGCCGCGACTTTTGTTCAAAGCCCCAACGCTTTGACGCCTGGCACTTATGGCTCCTCGGTCCAAGTTCCTGTCATCACCATCAACTCTACCGGCGGTATCACAGCCATTTCTCAGGCCAATACCACCACCAATACCTGTCAAGGTGGCTGGAACGCCTCGACCAACACCCCAACCCTGACCTCTAGTGTTGGTACGGTTGGTTACTATTATTTTGTGACTGTCGCTGGCAATACCAATTTGAACGGCATTTCCACTTGGAATGTGGGCGATCAGGCCATTTTTGCCAATGGTCAATGGTTCCGCTTGATTGGCAACACCACCAATGTGTTTGGCAGCTTGACCGTGACCGGATTGAGCGGCTTGATGTATGCCAACGGTACATCGCCCATTTCTAATGCCACTGGTGGTCAAATTGTCACCGCTATCGGCAACACGCCTATCGCCAAGGCAACGTCAATTGATGGCGGTGCGGCCAACCAAATTGCGGTTCAGTCTGGCACTGGGGCAACTACATTTATTCCAGCGCCAACAATTGCCAATACTTACTTGTATTGGGGTGGGGCTAGTTTCCTTTGGGGTTCTGTGGGCACAGGGCCAGGGACTACCGGCCAGTACATTACCTTCAACAATACAGGGGCTGGCGCTGGCTCTGGCGTGATATTTAACGGCGGTACAGCCCAAACCATCAGCTACAACACGATAGGCGCTCCTAGCACCGCTGGTGTTGGTGCAACCGGCACTTGGGGTATCAGCATTTCTGGCAATGCCCTGACCTCATCAAAAGCCAATAACGTGGCCGCTGGTGTTGCCAATCAAATCGTTTATCAAACCGGCTCCAACAGCACAGGGTTTATCCCTGCTCCCACAACGTCTGGCACATTCTTAGAGTGGAATGGCTCTGGATTCGTTTGGGCAGCAGCTGGCGGTGGCGGTGGCGGCATTACCCAATACGCCTTGACCATGAACAATTCGGGCACTGGTGTTACTTCCGGCTCGTCTTTTAATGGTTCAGTGGCTCAAACCTTGAGCTACAACACAATCGGCGCACCTAGCGTCACTGGAACCAATGCCACTGGCACTTGGGCTATTTCGGTGACAGGTAGTGCGGCCACCGCCACAACGGCCAACAATGTGGCTGGCGGTGCAGCTTCTCAGTTGCTATATCAAAGCTCGGCTGGTGCAACCGCTTTTGTGTCTTCACCCACCATTAACGGCACAGTTTTGACTTGGAACGGCTCCACATTTGTTTGGACATCTCCAAGCGGAACAGTTGCCAATTCCATTACTTTTAACAATGGCGGCACTGGTGCAACCAGCGGTTCATCGTTCAACGGCTCAACACCTTTGACGATTAGCTACAACACAGTCGGTGCGCCCAGTGCGTCTGGAGCCAATGCCTCTGGTACTTGGGGCATCTCTATTTCTGGCAATGCAGCCACGGCCACTTCTGCCTCGACTGCGGCCACCGCAACATCTGCAACGACTGCCACCACAGCCACGACTGCCTCCAACATTGCTGGCGGTGTGAACAATGAAATTGTGGTGCAGACCGGCGCTGGAACAACATCATTTATTGTTGCCCCCACCACGGCCAGCACCTATCTGGAGTGGAACGGCACAACATTTGTTTGGGCTACTGTTTCCAGCGGCTCAGTTGCCAACCCTGTTACTTTCAATAATTCGGGTACTGGAGCCACTTCTGGAACGACTTTTAACGGTTCATCTGCTGTTACTGTCAGCTACAACACTTTGGGCGCTCCAAGCATCACAGGTGTAAACGCCACTGGCACATGGTCTATCAGCATCTTGGGAACAGCGGCCACGGCCAACAATATCGCTGCTGGAACTGCTGGTGCGGTGCTTTATCAAAGCTCGGCAGGAACCACTGCGTTTTCTTCTGTTGGTACAACTGGGCAGCTTTTCACCTCCAATGGTTCTGCTACCCCAGCATGGACATCGCCTTCTTCGCTGACAGTTGGAACCGCATCAGTTTCTAATGCAATTTCTAACTCTGGCGGCTGGTCAGTTACGCCATCTGGGACTAAACTCTACTTTAGCTACAACGGCACGAATGTGGCCTCTTTGGATTCATCGGGCAACTTCATCGCTCTCGCTAACGTCACTGCATACGGAACACCATGAGCATTCAATACCTATTTGCCAATAACGCCTCTACCACCCTAGCTTCACCGATCAGCGCATCGTCTACGACGATTTCGGTGTACCCAGGCCAAGGGGCATTGTTTCCTAGCCCCACCTCGGGTCAAGGCTTTACTGTCACTCTGACAGATGCGGCAACAGGTAAATTGACTGAAATCATGCTGTGTACCAACCGTACCGGCGATACCCTTACTGTTACTCGGGCGCAAGAGGGAACCAATGCTTTGGCTTGGGGCGCTGGCGACTTCGTCAACAACTTCGTGACTGCTGGCTCTGCGACCAATTGGATTCAGTCTTCTGCTTTTGGCAGTCCTCCCGGCACTTACGGTACGGCCACCCAAATCCCAGTTCTGACAGTGAATGCCAGCGGCCAATTGACCGCCATTTCGACTGTAACCACCACTGCCAACTATTGCGCTGGTGGCTGGAACGCTGCAACCAACACCCCGACTTTGGTGTCTAGCATTGGTCAAAACGGCCAATACTATGTGGTGACGGTTGCTGGTACGACCAATTTGAACGGTTATAACAACTGGCAAATTGGCGACCAAGCCTTGTTTGCTAATGGTGCATGGCTTCGTGTTGCCGGTTCTGAATCGGCTGCTTTTCACGACATTACTGTTTCTAGCCTGACAGGTTATATGTATGCCAATGGCTCGTCATTGGTCACTGCTTCACCAACAATTCCCAATTCTGGTTTGGCTCACAGCACCATTACGGTGAACGGCACGACTTTGACCTTGGGTGATGTGGGTGACACCATCACGGCCAATACGCCCAATGCGGTTACCTTTAATAACTCTGGCTCTGGCACATCGTCAGGCAACAGTTTTAATGGTGGCACGGCCATTACGGTGAGCTACAACACCATTGGAGCGCCAAGCGTTACAGGCACAGGCGCTTCTGGCACTTGGGGTATCGGCATTACTGGTAATGCTGCCAGCGCCACGGTTGCTACCAATTTGCAAGGCGGCTCTGCCTATGCTTTGCCTTATCAGTCTGCTGCTGGCACGACTGCTTACTTATCGGCTGGCACTGCTGGTTATGTTTTGACCACCAACGGCACTGGCTCGGCTCCAACTTGGACTTCTGTGGGCAGTGCTGCTGTGACCACGTTCAATGCTGGCACAACTGGATTTACGCCAAGCACAGCCACTTCTGGCGCTATCACCTTGGCTGGCACTTTGAATGCAGCACATGGTGGCACTGGTGCAACCTCGTTGACAGGCTATGTCTATGGCAACGGCACTGGCACAATGACTGCCAGCGCAACCATACCTACAACGGCACTCAGTGGCACGATCACCAATTCCCAGTTGGCGAACAATTCTGTTACGTTTAACGGTACTACTGTCGCTTTGGGCGGCAGCGGAACGATTACTGCCGCGAATCCCAACGCCCTTACTATTGGCGCTGGACTTTCTGGCGGCTCATATGACGGCTCCAGCGCAGTAACAATTGCCAATACAGGTGTATTGACTGTTTCTGGTGGTACAACTGGCCTGACCCCATCAAGCGCCACCAACGGCGCTGTGACACTCGCTGGCACGTTAAACGTGTCAAATGGCGGTACAGGTTTGACTTCTTTGACCGCTGGGTATATTCCTTACGGCAATGGAACTGGTGCATTTGCCTCCAATTCTGGATTCACTTTTGCCAGCTCTATATTGACAGCCCCAGTTCTATTTTTAACATCAACTACTAGCACAACGCCTAATTTGTCGTTCAATGCTAGTAATTCTGGTTTTGCTTCAAGCGCAACTGTTGCCAATAATTATTTGCAAACGGTTATTCAAAACAAATCCGGCACTTCTGGCGCATCGACCAATTACGTTTTGTCTAATGATTTGGGTACTGATTCGACTTATTACGGCGAATTTGGTATGAATTCTTCTGGTTTTACGGCCAGCGGAACAATTCCTGATTTTTACTCAATTAACAATGGCGTTTATTTCTCAGGCCACGATGGTGACATTTCTGTTGGCTCGGGCAATGGGTATAAGTTGTATTTCCCTTGGGGGTCTACTGGCGCATCGGCTCACGTTATCAATGCGTCCGGCGCTTTGGGATTTAGCACCAATCGAGGAACAAGTTCGGCAACATCTGGAACCACAGGTTATGGCACATCTGGTCAGGCTTTGGTGTCTGGCGGCTCAAGTGCTGCACCAGCTTGGCAGACTTTGCCTACCAGCGGTGGCGGTACTGGACTGACCTCTTACACGGCCAATGGTGTTCTTTATGCAAACTCAACGACCTCAATAATTACGGGGTCTGCGCTGACGTTTGATGGTACAAACCTTACTGCTGGAGGAATTCAAAATACTCCTATTGGTGGAGTAACGCCAAATACTGCGGCATTTACAACCACAACAATTAAATCTGGCGCATCTTTATACTTAAATCGTTCTGATAATGCCATAAATAACAGTTTAAGTTATGGGTCAGGAGATTTATTTGCTTTTAACCAAGGCAACGGCGGCGCATACCAGTTCAGCATTACCGGCTCTGAACAAATGCGCCTGACCAGCACAGGTCTGGGTATTGGTACAAGTTCGCCTTCTTATAAGTTGGATGTAAATGGGAATTTTCATGCGACATCAACGGCTAATTTTGATGGGGCTGTCAATTTAACTTCTAACGGTTCGCAACTTACGACCACTTATTCTGGAGTCACCACGTCAAGATTTTATACAACTACTTCTGGTTTAAACCTTAGTGTTGATGGTTCTTGGCCTTTGATATTTTCAAATTCATCGACAGAACGTGCCCGTATAGACACCAGCGGGAATTTTGGTATTGGTACTACATCCCCTTCTTCTGCCCTGTATGTAAAACGCACTTCCGGCAATTCAGGAATTTACACAGATTACAACGGTACAAACGTAGGAAGAATTGAAGCAGCTTCTAACGGCAATTTGTATATTGGACTTACAACTGGCTCTGGTTCTATTGGTTTAGGTGTTACATCTAACGCTAACGCAGTAGTTCTTGACTCCAGCGGGAATTTGTTGGTGGGGACAACTTCTGCCAATGGGCGGATTACATCTGACGGCACTTCTAATTCATCAAATCAGGCAGTTTGGGCCAAAAATATTGATGCAACAGGATCAGCAGCAACATATGTAGCGTGGAACGCCGCCACAACAGGAAATCCGCTTTTTGTTGATTTTTACACAGAAACCAGTGCAACACGAAGAGGCACTATTTCTTACAACCGAGCAGGTGGGTTAGTTGCTTACAACACTACTTCTGATTACAGAGCCAAAGACATTAGCGGCCCTGTTGTTGACAGCGGTGCATTGATTGATTCTGTGCCTGTTTACATGGGCAAGATGAAAGGCGCTACACAAGAGCGCCCAATGTTTATTGCGCATGAAACGCCTGAATATGCACATACTGGTGAAAAAGATGCCGTTGATGCTGACGGTAACCCCGTGTATCAACAAATGGATGCGAGCGCCCTTATTCCTGTGATGTGGGCTGAAATCCAATCTCTCCGTGCCCGCCTCAAAGCGGCAAACATTGCTTAATCAACTGAAAGGCTAATCATGTCAGCTACTATCGTTTGGAGTACCGACTGGCTCTCCACTTCTACTACCGAAATCAACGGCTTCACTTCTGTGGTGGTCACTTGCGGCTGGCGTGCTACTGGCACAGAAACCGCTAACGGCAAGGAATACAGCAACTCCATATACGGCACTTGCTCGTTCACAGAACCTCCTGCTGGCGACCCTAACTTTGTGCCTTTTGCCAACCTGACACAAGCTATTGTGAACGGTTGGGTATGGGGTTCTGGCGTGAACCAAGAAGCTACTGAGGCTGCTATCAATGCTAACTTGGCTGCTCAGATTACACCCGCCACTACGCAACCACCCTTGCCTTGGGCTACTCCTGCTGCATAATAGCGATGGGCAATTTCGCCCTTTCAAAAACTACCTTTGGAGCTTTTCATGAACCAAACCGTTGGAATTACTGCTGAATTGTTTAACGCTATTGTCAACTACTTGGTGACCCGTCCCTACGGCGAAGTTGCCAACATGATTGGTGGTCTGAACCAAGCTGCTCAAGCTGTTGCCGCTCAATCCTCTAATGTGGTTGATGCTGCTCCTGCTTCTAGCGAACCACAGGCTTAAACCATGACAATGGTATCGTCAGGGGCGATTAGCATTGGTGGCAAAGTCACCAATGGTAGTTTGAACGAAAGTGCCGAACTGGAAATATACAACTACATAAATTTGTATAACAGTACTGGCACGGCCATTGGTTCCTTAAACGATACCAGCATGAGAACATTGGCCGGAATATCTTCCGGCGCAATATCTTTGGGCAATATGTACGGTAAAACGTACCCATTGTCTGGCACGGTTTATAGCTACACATCTGCTGGCTCTACCACACTCACCATCCCAAGTGGCAAGACACAAATGTACGTCATTGTCATTGGTGGCGGTGGGGGAGGTGGGCGTTCTTACGCTTACAACTTGTCACCTAGTGGTGGCGGCGGCGGTGGCGGTGGTGGTGGTCAGGTTATTTATCCATCAAGCGTAATAACAGTGACGCCAAGTCAAGTGATTAGCATTGTTGTTGGCGCTGGAGGAACCACCACCAACGCAGGTGGCAATTCAAGCGTAACGTATGGCAGTACGACTTTAACCGCTTTGGGTGGAACCGCTGGTGCAAATGCGCTTTCAAATGATATACGAGGTGGTAATGGCGGTAATGCAGGGAAATATGCAACCGCATCAACGTCTTCTGTTTATGCTGGAGGAATAATAACTTCTGGTAATTATCGTGGTGGCGGCGGCGCTGGAACCAATTCCAATGGCGGTAGCGGGTCTGGGACTGATAGAACTGGCGGCTCTGGCGGAACAGGATATTCTGGTCACTTTTACGGAATACTGCTTAATTGTTCCGGTGGCGGCGGCGGCGGTGGCGGCGGTGGCACTGGTACCGGCGGCTCAAGCAGCAACGGTGGCGGTAATGGCGGTGATGTAAGTTTTGGTATATCTGCCACTGGTATTGGTGGAGGTGGTGGTGGCGGTGGCTATAACGGCTCAACCGGCGGCGTTATCCAAAATAATGGCGGTACTGGTCACGCTGGCGCTGTTTACATTTATGTTCCATAATTCGGCTTACAGCGAGAACACAGCATGACCCTACTTGCCTATTCAAACAACGCCTCAACCACGTTGCAAAACCCCATCACAGCCTCGTCCACGACATTGGTTTTGGCAACAGGTACGGGTGCTGAGTTCCCTTCGCCCGGCACTAATGGCGGTTTCTACATCACCCTATTAGATGCAGCCACCCAACTGACCTCTGAAATATGCCTTTGCACCAACCGTTCTGTTGATAGTTTGACTGTCCAACGTGGTCAGCAAGGCACTGCTGCCTTACCTTGGGCTGCTGGCGCTATTGTCAGCCAGTTGGTGACTGCTGGTGACATGGCTAACTTCATTCAAATTGACCAGCTGCAAAGTGCCATTTATTTCACAGCTGTTGCCGGTGGTTCGGCCAATAGCCTTACCGCTGCTTTGACCAGCGATTTGACTGCAATTCCCGATGGCTTGACATTTGTGGTTGAGGCATCTGCTGCCAATACTGGCGCTTGCACTTTGACCTTGAGCTTGGGTTCTGCAATTCAACCTGCACACCCCATCGTCAAATACGGTCAAGCGCCTTTGGTTGCCAACGATATTCCAGCACAGTATTACCCCATCTCTTTGACCTACTCTGCGGCTTGGTCGGCATTTGTGATGAACAATCCGGCCACCAGCGTGGCAAGTGCTATTGCCGGTGGTGCAGCCCAAGAAATCGTTTATCAAACTGGAACCAGTGCTACTGGCTTCTTGCCAGCGCCAACAACTACTGGTCAGATTCTGCAATACAACGGCTCTACCATTAACTGGGCTAACGTCACCAGTGCTGTGTCTTCATTCAATGGCCGAACTGGTGCTGTTGTTCCTGCAACTGGAGACTACACCCCAGCTCAAGTGGGTGCGGTGTCTACGGCTTCGGTCACTGGTGGCAATCAAAGTATTACGACAAATGGGTATCAGTATCTCCCAGGCGGTCTAATCCTCCAATGGGGTCAATCAAATACCTTTAGCAGCAACCCTGTCTCGGTAACATTTCCCTTGACCTTCCCAAATGCTTGTTTGCACTTCAGCGGGAATGCCATTATTCCTTTATCGGGAAGTTCTGGCGTTGACTCGGTTGTTACCACTCAAGCTGCACCTAGCAATTACGGCGTGAATGTCCGTATTGGTGGTCAAGGTGGTTCGAGCTTCTTGGTGAGTGCTGCTTTCCTTTGGTTTGCAATCGGGTATTGATATGACCACGCTTCTTTACGCCAACAACGCTCAATCAACTCTGGCCGCAGCAGTATCCAGCACGGCCACCACTGCTAATTTGGCAACTGGTACTGGCTCCCTGTTTCCGGCTCCAGTATCTGGTCAGGCGTTTTACATGACGTTCAACGATGCGGCCACTGGCATTCTGAAAGAAATCGTTTTGGTCACCGGAATGTCTGGTGATGTGGTGACCACAATGGTTCGGGGTCAGCAAGGAACCACGGCTCAGAACTGGTCTGCTGGTGACTTTGCAAGCCAATTCTTCACAGCTGCTGACCAAAACGCAATGGCGCAAAAAGCCAACTTGAGCATTCTGGCTACCGCATCTATTCCAACACCCACTGTTGCCAATACGTCTTTGCATTGGAACGGTACGGCTTACGTTTGGGCTTAATTTTTAAGGACGCATCATGTCTGTTACCCCTAGCAATCCCCCTACCTATATCACCAACCCTGCTGGCGCTATTCCTGTTTATATTGCCAGCAATGGTGCAACGACCAGCTTGGTGACAGGACAGCAAACGGCTACCACTTCGGCTGTGGCTTTGGCTAGTCATGCTTTGAACGCAAGCGTTACTTTGTCAGCACCTTCCACCAACTCAGCAGTCTTGTATGTTGGCACTACTGGTGTAACAAGCTCTACTGGCTTTGCTCTGTCTGCCGGTCAGCAAGTGACTTTGCCGGTTACCAACACCAACCTGATTTACATTGTGGCTCCAACTGGCTCTCCAGTGGTCACTTATGTTGGTGTCTAATGGACGCTGTTGAAAAGCAAGTACTGACGACTGATGCGAGGTTAAACACGCATGAGGCGATTTGTGCTGCTCGTTATCAAGCCATTCAAGAAAGGTTTGATGACGGCTCTAAGCGGATGCAAAGGATAGAGTACATCCTCTATCTTTTGATCGCTGTGTCATTGTTTGGCCCAAAATATCTGGAACAATTATTTAAACACCTGATGGGAGTTTGAAATGATTGATCCAATAAGCATTGGCCTAGCCCTAACGGGAATTCAAAAAGCAGTATCGCTTGTTAAGCAAGCGGCCAAAACGGCTCAAGACGTTCAGTCTTTAGGGCCAGCATTAGGCAGTCTTTTTTCGTCAGCAAACAATGCAGAGAAAGCGGTTGCTGAAGCCAAATCGTCTGGCAACGCATCCAATATGCAGATTGCCATGCAGATTGAGCTGGAGCTGGATAAGGTTCGGGAAATCAAAGCGCACTACCAGCTTGAGTTCATGAAAGTCGGCAAAGTCGATGTCTGGAACAAGATTATCGAACGTGCTGG